TCGTGGCCGCGCATACCTTTTTCAAAAGCAAGGGTCTGGTCAATGCCGGCAAGCATGTCGGGATCGTCGCGCTGTGTGTCGTCGTATGAGACAAAGCCACGTTCCCACAGGGGGCTGACCGCTTCGACGCGCTGGAACTTGTCAGGCTTTTTGCGCATGTCGCCTGTAATGGGGAGCTGGTAGCCGCGCAGTTCTCCCTCGCGGCGGAACTCGTCAAGTATTGTGTCCTGCATGAAATTGGCCTCCATGTACCAGCGCACGGCAATGCCCTGGTCGCGCGTCCACTCGTATAGGTCATAACACCAGCGCACCATTTCAGCCACTGAGCACTGCCGTACAAAAGCGCGGAGGTGCCAGAGCTGAGAACCGGCCTTACCCCAGAGCTTCGCGGCCTTAAAGTCGTTTTTTGTGGAGCCTTTGAAGCTGGGGTCGATATACAGGACAATTTCGGAGAATTTGGACCATGCCGGGCGTTTGCCCCAGCGGATCCACTCGTTGCGGAACACGGCACCCTCGATAATAGGGTTGTTCATGTATTCTTTTTGAAACGCTCTGTACCCGGCGACATCAGCAAGGGCCTGCACTTCGGCCGGCGTCCATTTGGCACGCCATGAAATATTGCCGGCGCGGTCGTAGATGTTCACGCGGGTAACGTGGACAGACTTAATCTCGCACCACTTTGCCAGCACTGAATTTTTTGCAATAAGGTTGCCGACCATAAAGAAGCGGCCACGGCCACCGTCGAGAGTACCGAACAGAGCGGAGCGCACCCAGTCGAACAGTTTAGAGACACGGGCGGGACTTTCCACCAGTTCGTCGTCGTCGAGGTCGTCGATCACGACATAATCCGGGCGGTGTGAGCGGTAGCGCAGACCGCGCGGAGACTGACCGCGACCACGGGCAAAAAACGCCACTTCCGAGCGTGTGACAAACTCGCCCTCTTCCCATGAACCGGCGTTGTACTGTTCGCCGAAATCGGCAATATAACGTTGGTTGTACTGTAATTCAGCCTGAATGTCGCTGAGAAGCGTTTTGGCGTTGTCCTCAGACTTGCCGACTACAACCATGACATTTATTTCACGCCCTTTTGTTTTGGCTGTGCCAAAAATTTCAGCGCCAACAATATCCCAGGCCATAAGCCACATGGGGATAAACACGTCCATGTTGGTAGATTTGGCGGCGCCACGGTGCCAGACAAAACCTGCCTTGAGGTTTCGGTTTTTCCTGATTTTGTTGGCGGCGTCGATATGGAACGGTGCGCAGGGCGTCGACTGCCCCGTTTCGGGGTTTTCAGTCCAGTGCGGGAAATAGAAATCTACGAAATCGGCATAATTAAGCAGCAGCCGGCGCAGACGCGCAAGGCGTTGCTCGGCTGTTTCGTTGATGTTTACGGCAGTGGCGGCCTGCACCGTTTCGCAGTGCTGTTTCCACTTTTCCCGTGCTTTTAAAATCTCCGCTTTCGTAGCCATACGTTAAAAACTTTCTTTGAGCTTTTCGGAAATGAAAAGGTCGTGATAATGGTTGATTGTTTTGAGTAGTTCCGGGGTGACATTGGGGTCGAAGCTCATGCGGTATTGCAGCCACTTGCTGAAAGCCATAAAAACCTCAATGACATCAACGACCGAAGTTTTTTTGTCAAGGCGTTCGACGGTGGCGGCGAACTTGACCAGCTTGTCGGCACTTGCCGCCGTTTTCTCCGGGCTGGGGTCTGTTGCCAAATCTTCAAGTAGCACGTTTATACTGTTAAGTATCTTATTGACCAGCTCCGGGCGTGTGATATTGGCAGCGGCCCTGGCCTGTTCCCAGCCGCCGTCGGCGACCCATTTTGTAACCGTCTGGGCGGACACCCCGACCTTTTCTGCAATGGATTTTTGCGGTTCCCCCTGCATATAGAGCAGTCGGGCGTGTTCCCGCTGCTGTTCACGCTCTTTTTTAGTAGCCATTCATAAAAAAACAAAAATTAGATGCAGCGCACCCACTGCGGGCACGCTTTCACGGTGCAAAATTGGCTTAAAAAAGCATCACAATAAAAAAGAGTGTAAATCTTTTACACTCTTTTTGTTAGGCTTGCAAACTATCCTCAACTTTGCAGTGCTGAACGACTTAAAAGCCATATCGCGGCGTAGAGCAGTGGTAGCTCGCCGGGCTCATTCCCCGGAGGTCGCAGGTTCGACCCCTGCCGCCGCAACAACAAGGTAAAAAAGATTGAATAAGTGAAGCCCGGACGCGGCGGACACACCCACCTCCACCCACCATCGCGCCGCCGCGTTCCCGGCTTTTTTAACAAGACAATGAAAGAAGTTATAATATCCACCGAGGCCGTGAACAGTTACGGCAGCCGTGTATTGACTGCGGGCATAGACCTGAGCCAGTATGAGCGCAACCCCGTGCTGTTATGGATGCACCGCAGGTGCTGGGAACCGGGAGCCATGCCGATAGGCAAGGTCGAAAATCTGCGCATAGAGGACGGCAAACTGATAGGCACGCCGGTATTTGACCAGAACGACGACTTTGCCAAGCAGATAGAGAGTAAATGGGAAAACGGTTTTTTACGCATGGCAAGTGCCGGACTGGAAACGGTAGAGACCACACCAGACCCCGCGCTGGTGCTTCCGGGACAGACGCGCGAGACCGTAACGCGGTCAAAGCTGGTCGAGGTCAGCATTGTGGACATAGGGGGCAACGACGAAGCCCTGCAACTGTACGGGCAGGAGGGCAAACTGCTGAAACTTGCCGCCGGAGAGGAATGCCCCCGGCTTCCCCTGCTTCAACTGAAAAAAGAAACAGAACCCGAACCCGGCAACGAACCCGGAGAGGGTGAAGAAATCAATAACCCCAAAATCAATTTAACAAAAATGACAACAGAACAGTTAACACTCCTCGGACTTCCAGCAACCGCGACCGAGGAACAGGCAACCGCCGCGCTTGCGCTCATGAAAGAGCGTGCCGACAGTGCCGCGACTATCGAGCTGGCCGCAGTCACGCAGACGGTTGACCAGGCAGTGACAGAACGCAGGATCCTGGCAGAGCAGCGCGACCATTACATCAAGCTGGGCAAAGCCGCCGGCGTACAGATGTTGCGCGACACCCTCAGCACCATGCCTCCCCAGCAGAAGCCCGGCGAGGTTATCAACCTGGGCAAGCAGTCAGCCCCCGGAGCCGGCGAAGCCCCCAAAACCTACACCAAGCTCAGCGAGGTGCCGGAAGCCGAACGTCTGGAACTCCGCAAAAACAACAGGGCCGAATATATGCGCCTGTTCAAAGAAGAGTACGGCGTGGAGTGCCCCGCGCTTGACTAATAACACTTAATCGACAACAATAATGAGAAGTAAATTTTTCGCTAAGATTTTCGGCCTTGTGTGCTGTATGCTCACGGCCGTGACATTCAACGCCGCGGCCGGTGCGACGCTTGCCGTGGCAGTAGGCTGCGCCCCCGGTGCCGGAGCGGTAGCCGGCAATGTAGTGGCACTTGTCGCCGGACATTTTGCCCCTGCCGGAGCATTGCGTGCCGGCGTGTTCACAGAGATATGGACCGGGGAAATGATCAAGGCTTTCCGCACCACGCCCGAAGCTTTGGGGTGGATGCAGCGCATCCGCAGTTACAACCAGTATGTCAACCAGGACGTAATCCACTTTGTCGCAATCGGCGGCGATCCTGCCGTTCTGGTCAATAACACGACCTACCCGCTGGCCATTACCGCGCTGACCGACGCCGACAAGCCTATCAGTCTGGATAAATTCAGCACCGAGGCAACCCCCGTAACCAAAGACGAACTCCACGCCAGCAGCTACGACAAAATGGCGAGCGTGCAGGAGCGCCACCGCGATGCGCTGCGTGAGAAAATAGCCCAGCGCGGCATCCACGCAATCGCGCCCGACCAGAACGCGGCTGACATACCTGTAATCAGAACTACCGGCGCGAGCGACGGCACACGCAAGAAAATGACCTTTGCAGACCTGGTCAACCTCAAACGTCAGTTTGACAAAATGGGTATTCCTACCCAGGACCGTGTGCTGGTACTCTGTTCCGACCATGTGAATGACCTGCTCGAAACCGAACAGAAATTCAAGGAGCATTACAACATCAACCAGACCGACGGCAAGATCTGCCGCATGTACGGTTTCGACATCTACGAGTATGACGGCACACCCTACTACAACATGACCACCGGCAAAAAGCTGGCGTGGGGCGCAGTTCCGGCGGCCACAGACTCGCGTGCATCCGTTGCGTTCTATGCAGGCCGCATGATGAAAGCCTACGGCAGCACCGAATTTTTCCACAGTGAGGCAAACAAGGACCCGCTCTATCACCGCAACCTGGTGAACTTCGAGCAGTACGGCATTTGTCTGCCCCTAAGCGATACCAAGTGCCGCGCCGCAATAATCAGCGACAAAGCCGCGTAAAGACCAAGCCGAATGACAACATTAAAGCGAGGCAGTCGCGGGTCTGAGGTCAAGACCCTGCAAAGCAAACTGAACCTGCTGGCCGACGGCATATTCGGCCCTTTGACCGAAGAAGCGGTCAAAGAGTTCCAGAAAACCAAAGGGCTGACAGTTGACGGTGTGGTCGGTACCCGGACATGGGCCGCCTTAGGTGTTTCGCCCGGCAGGCGCAATGTCGATGAAATCATACTGCACTGCACGGCGACGCCGGAGGGAGAGGAATTTTCCAACGCCCGGATAAAGCAAAGTCACATTGCACGCGGCTTTTCAGACATAGGCTACCACTATGTTATCGGGCTTAACGGAGAAGTGCGTCCCGGACGCGTGGAGGCGATAGCCGGCGCCCACTGCACTGGGCACAATACCCGGTCAATCGGGGTCTGCTATGTGGGCGGCTGTCCGCCCCGCACAACATCCGACTGGAACAAAAAAAGCAAGGACACCCGCACCCCCGCCCAGGAGGCCGCGCTTGTGAAGATTGTAAAAGAGCTACGCGGGCGTTATCCGGGGGCGACAGTGCACGGGCACAATGAATTTGCCAACAAGGCGTGTCCGAGCTTCAACGTAAAGACATGGCTCACACAGGTGGGCATCAAACAGTAACAACATGAATGAGCGGCGAAATAATAACTATCATAGTATCGGCGCTTTCGGCGGCGATAGCAGCCCCGGTCGGGGCATGGGTAGGCCGTAAGCTGGAGCGCGACAAATACAGAATTGAACTTGACAGGCTGCGTACCGAGATAAAAGACAAGCTCGCGGAGGTCAAGAGCCACGAACTGGAAAACGTGCGCAAGGC